AAAAAAAGAAAGATTTACAAATATATTAACTCTTTTCGGTAGTTTTTACATCTTTTTTAGAATTTTGTTGATTCTCCATATATCTTTTACAATTAGGATCCCAGTAATTTGCATCTCTTACACCTTTAACAGCTTCGATAGCGTCAAGCATTTCTTCTGTAATTTCAAGTTTTGGCATAATCAAAGATCCTCGTAAATTGTAAATGTTATTCTTAATTGTGTTTGAAACTTACCTTGAGGACTTGAATTAAGTATCTCAGGTCCAATAGGTGCATCAAAAATAACACTTGATACTGTAATTCTATTGTATAAGTCCCTAAGTCTTTTGCAAATTGTAAAGTTAGACCCTGCCCCAAGACCTTCTTCTGTAAATACATTTACTAAAACTAAACCACTAATTAAATTATCAGAATCACTAGCACCGCCTTGAGTTAAATAAGAGTTTGCACCAAAGCTTGTAATGCATTGTACAAAGGTATCTTCAGCAGTAGAGTCAAACGTCATATTATTAAAAACAAGAGGAATTGCTGGGCTTGAAGCTAACTCTGTTGCTAATCTTGCCTCTATTGTTGATCTAACTGTATTTAAATCTGTAGCAGCCATTATATTTTACCTTTGATCTTATTGTATTCTCCTTCAGCCCAAGTTTGTAACTCTTTTGCAATCAGTTCGGGAAAACCAGCTTTTGTATTTTGTCTTGTTCTATAAACATTGCCCCAAGAGGGTGGTAAGTTTTCACCGAAACAAACTGGCTCTGCATAAGGTAAGTTGTTTGATACAGTACCGCTAAACTTTTTTATTTGGGTTTGCCATGCAAGTCTAAGAGAACCTCCAACACCTTTTTCTTTTTTTTCTTCGTCAGGTTCAAAAACTGGTGTAGCCTTAATAACTCTTGCTGTCCATTCTAAAGTAGTTGCTTGTACTAAAATTTCTACAGATTCTTCCATCACTTTAGGTATCTGCAAAATGTGTATTTGTCTTGCCATATTTACCTCAAGATAAGATCGAAACTTACAGGAATATTATTTTGCTCATTCACATTTATTTGAATAATTTTAAATTCTACACTGCTAATAACAACTCTATCTTTGGTAGTTGGTACAAAAGTCAGATCTCCAGCAGATATAGTTAACAATTTATCCTGAGATTCGATCAAATCATTGACTTGATTTCTTGTAACATTACTTAACGCACCTTTAATAGTTGTATCAGATGTAGATTCTGTTATAGCTCCAGTAGTGGTATTGTATGCCCCTGCTGTTACTTGTCTGATAGTTACATCACCACCAAGCTTTTTGAGTGAAGCGCTGGCAGCTTTTTTTAGTGCATTAGCAAGACTCATAATCTATAAGCTATTACTTGTCCGCTAGCTAATGTAATACTTGTTATAACTCCGCATACTTCAGAAGATGCTTTCATAGTTATGCCATTGATAGTTGCAGATCCATTTTCTGTAATATTCTCAGCTACAAAAGTTGCTTCTGCGTCTGTTAAACAATGCACCTTACCAAATCTGCCTGTATGTGCAGCCGTATTAGTAATAATGATTGCTGCTGGATAGTCATAGCCGTAGCCCATTGTTAAGACCTCTTGATTTGTAAGTTTGCTCTTCCACCTATTCTAATACCCATTAAGTAGTGGTCAACGATTGGTGGAATACGATCAACCCCGACTGCTCCATAAAATCTAGGAGTTACGTTTATATTACCAATACTTACAGCGGCAAAGTCTTCTAAACCGCTTAATTCTAATCCGTTCCTATTGTTGTTTAGATATACAGCCAAGATTACTTGTGCGTGTTTTACTCGATCTGGTATTTCAGTATCGGTGTAATAGTCAGCAACTAATCTATTTGGAAAGCTTAACCCATACAAGTTTGTGTATGTGTCAGGTTTTCTTACTCCTGATCTCGGCCATTCTAAAGCTTGAGTATCAGCTACCCTAGCTCCTAAAAACTTTTCTCTGTCAATCCTCTGGGCTGCGGTAAATAATGCACGATTTTTATTATCAGTACTAGACCCATCCCAAGCTGCATTATCATCACTGAGGATTAGCCCCTCAATAAAAGAGTTTGCATCAGCAAGAGTTATATAGGTGTTGGCACTAGCCCCACCAACAGTTGCATCAAGGGTTATTGCCATTTACTTTTACCTTTTGAGACTTACGTTTTGGTTTTGGCTTTTCAAGAGTGGGAGTTAATGAAGCCACATTTTCAGCAGCTTCATTTTTCTCTCTCATACGCCTAAATGCGTACATTCCCATTAGCTAGATGCACCCTTAAGAGCAACAAAGTTAATGACAATAGCTTCACTTAGTGAACCGCCTGACACGTTAGAAACTGTGATCTTGAATGAACCAGCAGCAATGCTGTTTGCACTCACGATGTAAGCCCCTGCTGTACCAGCAGAACCATGACAAGCAACGACAACATCAGTTGCAGCAACCTTTGTATTGGTAACTGTGAAAGATACCTCTGCGGCATCTGCTAACGCTGCGTTGTTCATTGTGATCTGACCTGACTCTGTACTTAGAGTTACGGCAGTTCCCTTATTGGTGGCCTGAGTTACAGTTCCACCGTCTGTTGGCCCAACTAAAGAGCCAGCAGTTACTTCAAATAATGAAGGCATAATAAAAAATCCTAGTTATATCAAGGGATTACGGCTAATCTTGATTGCTTGCACAAGTTGCGCGCACGATGCCGATGTTCTTTGTCTCGTAAACTTTCGACCAAGAGGCTACTGTCTCTAAAACTGTACGAGTTGGGTTTACTGTTGTTACAGCATATTTTAAACCTACTGGGTGATAGATGTAGTGGAGATCCACTGCCATAGCTTCTTCTAAAGCTAAGATGTCTCTATCAGTTTGAGTTCTTATTGGTGCTTGCTCCCCAGTTACTACAGCCCCTTGTGTAAAGAAGAATGTACTGTACTCTGTGGAACTCCCACTGTTTGCGGTTGGAACGTCATCAGAAACAATTACTCTTAGACCGCCAAAACTTTCAACAGTATTAGGGCCATCAAATGCTCTTGTTGTGCTACCAGAAGCTGCGGCTGTATCAGCATCACCATTGTTGTCGTAGACACGATCAATCATGTTACGCTCTAACAAATCTCCATACACGTTTGAGTGCATTGCAATTGCTGTTAGTTTTGAACCTTGATCTCCAAGTAATGATTTTGCCCTTGCAATATGACGAGGACTTAAAACTGTAGGAGTATCACCTGATTCTGAATCTATACAAAGATCAAACAAAGCTGAGTTGCTATCGTTTGCAGTCATAGAACCAAATGCACCAGTCAAGCAAGAATATAGATCCTTCTGTTTCTGGTTGTTCACATAAGCAGCCATCTTCTGAGCAATAGCAGCCATCGGATCAAGAGAACCGCCAACAGCTAAAGATGCTAAGTCTCTGCTACTGAAAGCACGACCTCTATGTAAAACAGCAGCAATTTGATTATCTGCTGTAATCTTTGATGGAGTTAATGAAGTTGAATCTGTAAGAACTTCAAAATCACCTGTTAAGTTTGCTTTATAAAAAGGTATTTTTACAAAGTCACCGCCTCTTTCTGAGGATAGATTTAATTCTGCCAAAGGTTGCACGACACCACTTTGAAGAAAGCTATCAGTTTGTGTTGTAGCTTCAATCAAATAGGGTGTAAACACCTCAGGAATTATTAAATCACTGCGTAAAGTCGCCATGAAAATTTAATAAATATGCTTACCATCGGGTGCAAACCCTAGCCAGTGCAAACCAGATAATCCTATATTAACCGCTAACTGCGTTTTTGAGCATATTATATTTATTAATGTCTGTTCTGTATAACCTACTTTGCTCAGTTAAATTAAAGTTTTCTGGTGCAAATGGGTTCTTTTCACCAGCAGCAACAAATTCTGTTTGAACTTTTGTAGTCGTAGCTCCACCGCCTTGTGGTCTTGGGTTTTTTTGTACCCATTGAGGCATCTTGGACATTGCCCATTCTTTAACTGGAGTCCTGTTATATCCATCAACAACAACAACAGTTCCGTCTGCTTCTCTAGCAAGCTGATCCTTGCTTATACGAGACAACACATATTGAGGATCATGTACAACATCAGCAAGTGCTGTTACTGCTGGGGCTTCAACTTCTAACTGTCTTTGTTTACTCTCTAGCTCTTGTATCTTTTTATTTTTTGCTTCTTCTGCGTCACGATATTGTTGAGCCTGTTTTGCAATCGCTTCATCATATCTGCCTTTTGCCTCTAACTCTTCTTGCTCTTTCTTTTGTTTGAAAGCAATTAAAGCATTTACATCGACATCTGGTGGAACAGCTTTTGCAGTTTCTTGAGCTTTGACATATTGATCCATTAACTTTTTATTATTTGCCTCAAGCTTTTTAACGCTTTCCCTCAAAGCTTCAACTTCTGATGTATCAACAGGTGAATTTGGTTTGATTGGTTCGTCAGCCATAAATTAATTTTAACAATAATTAATATAAATAATAACCTACCATTTTACTTTGTCAGCCCAATAAGCTGCACTCGTCTTACCTTTTGCAATATTTTTTGCATGTCGAGCCTTAAAACTTTTACGTTTTGCTTTATCTGCGTCTGATTCTCCTTTTCTTGGTGGCTTTGTTTTTGCTCCCTGCATACCAAATCTTATAAGCCTAAAGCCATCACCTTTTTTAATAACAACAGCATGACTCTTGCCACTTTTATGGTTAGGAGTCCTAATAGGTTTATCAACTTTCTCGAACGTATGACCACCTTTTTTTATACTCATTTCCCTGCTTTCCTCATAGCCATACGGTGTGCTTCTGTAAATGAAA